GTGCTTGCATGGAGATCTCTGTGAATGAGAGATTCATAGATCGTTTAAGGGTTTTTAATAATATCCTCTCACAGTGTTTAGAAGGTGGGGCCACGACACTCGAATGTTCTGTGATACAACTTAATCAATGTGCCATGCATTACATTCTACTAGGATTCCAGACACAAGACACATCAGACATGGTATGGTCAGAATTATCACAGTACCCAGATCCTGTGTGTGGTTTTTTCCCCTGTGACTTTGATATTGCTGCTGGTGTGACTGGAGTCGAATTTCAACTGTACAATTTGTATTTGGGAACTCCATATGGAGGTTCATTAAGAGATCGGTTATCTACAGATTCCCAACTATCGTACTCCCCAGATGAGTTACCTCCCTACTTAAAAGTTAAAGATCTGCAGAGTGCCAAGCTGAAATTCTCTAATATGAGTATCTTCCAGTCGTTCATTAGAAAATTACCCTTAGAAACATATGAGAATGCTGTGCAGGAGATTGAGAATGATCCTTTATTATTATTTGGGCGCCACACTTCCTGGGCAGAAGATCAACCCAATCTAGTACTAAAGGTATTCTCTCCAGGGGTGAAGGAGAGCATTTCCAATATGAGTCCTTTGTTACGAATGGCTGCATCTTCATCCTATGTGCAAAATAGGCCTTGTTTCACATTAAGAGGAGATTCTACCAAGTACAACTTATGGATGTTAATCAAAACAATAAAGTCCCTTGCACAATCCAAACCAAAAGAACATGAAGTTTTCCCACTTCACTCGGAATTTAGGAGGGTTCGAGATATGATTCTAGAGATCACCAGATCTAGTGTTCTACAAGATGTAGTCATGAAGAAGACATCTAAATCCAAAATCGTAGTTTTTGAGGTTCCTGGTCAGGAATTTCCTTTAATTGAGTTGTGCAAAAGAAAATGGTTTGGTCTTGGACACATACCGTTGAGCTCATCTCAATTCAGGCAGAAATGGGAAGAGACAATGGTGAGATACGAATTCCTAAGTGCCATTGATGGATTAGATGGGTTGCATGCCACTTGCGCCAGTTTAAAAATGAGCGTTGTTGAATGCAAATCTTTTATTGAAAGCCTATCATCTCGAACTAGATCTGTTGTTCTGTATGATAGCTCTTCTAAATCAAAATCATTATCAAACTCTTTGAGCAGAATTTACTGGCCAAATACCAAAGTGCATCATTTATCCGAGAGTAATGGAGAAATTTCTCGACTTCGCAGTCACATATTCTCACTAAGTTCCTATTGGTGTTCTACCAAGAAGAAAGAGGATTTACTAACAAAGTGGTTGCTGGAATGTCCTCAACTTCACCAGGTAAGTACCAACATCCCTCCCAAGGGACAAAAGCTCAAGGTGTTCCATGATTATTTAATAGGAGATTCAAAAACATCTCTGCTCTCCAAGATAATGGCGCTTAAACAAGGCAGCGTGGGGTGTTTTACTTCAAGACAGAAGGGTTATGGAGTTCACAGAGAGGGTAAAGGAGTCTGGATTGGTATAGTGTGTGGTACCCCTGTGCTGTTAGAAATAGAGGGAGATATTTGTACAAAGATAATTCTAAAGAACATGATTGAATCCATAACCCTAGCTAAATCTATAAAACGGTTAATATCTGAATTTTCCTGTGTTATTGGAACAAACAACACACCCGGGGTTAAACTCACAGAGAAGGGTGTTTTTTCCCCAGGGGTAGGAACAGCAATTCAAATAAATCCCAACTTGGAGTTCAAGTATGCCAATAGAATTGAAGAGTATGATTGGAAGCTGACCTTATCTGATTATAACCTTCGACTAGTTGTTATAGATGAGGCCTCCGGACGCAGATTGGAATACACAATGTTATCTGATTCCTTTGTTTCAAAAGACTGGCTAGAAGATTGTGTTGTTGATATAGGAGATCCTTTGTTAGCTAAGTGGAGTAGGGGGGAACTATGTCTCGCATCTGAGTTATCTGTGAATGTTGCAAAGTTCATACCGAGTAGACGCTCTGAGTTTCTAAAGTTTACTAAGCGCTTGAAACAATCTCCATCTTTAGGAGTTTTTAATTACGAAGCTTTAAGGCAAGCTTTGATAGGAGCATTTAAATTAAAGATTCATAAAAACAGAGTACAAACTCCTCATATGTCTGATCCTGAGATCATGAACATATATAGTCAGGTAATGAGCATGGATTTTGCTGACGAGGATGAAGATGATTGGGCGAACATGATGGAGTCAGGAGAGTCAGATATAGTGCAAAAGATGTCCGATAGCGATATGGACGATCTGAAGGATATTATAGACATGTTGAACACAGTTGATAAAGATGAGCCTTTTTTGGAAGAAGTGGAGAGCTCAAGAATTATGCCATACTCTATCAGATTCTTTTCTAATCTAAATACACTAAGTAGTGCACAAGAAGGGTGTGATTTTCAAACTTTATGTGACCTTTGCGCAAAAAATGAGAATAAGGTTGTTGCTGGCTTGTTGGGGAAAATTGTTAGTCTTGTCCTAAAAGAGTTCCATATAGCTAATGAAATCGACGATTTCCTTGAGGTAGCAGATTTGGAGATGACTGCATCTATCTTGTCTGATTCAATAAAATCTGAGGCTGATTTGGACAAAATAAATTTAGAAGATGTGAAAGCCAAGATTGACTTAATTGATAGTTATATCAATTCTTCTCGAGATAAACCTTCTGAATCCCTCCTAATGTCAAAGAAACGATATGAAACCATATTGGGGTTGATCTCGAGGTCTGCACCGTCCTCTAGTCTGAATTATGATGAACTGATGCCACAAATTGCCAAAATTATCAAGCAGAAACAACTTAAGTTCCATGATCAGTTCCCATCTCTAGAGTCATTACATGCTACAATATTAAGCTCATTATTGTGTAGTGAGCACAACACTGCTTATTTAACTTTGCCAGAATATGATCAGGCGAGAATACAAAGTGCTTTAACAAATCATATGATGAGTTCTTCTTTATCAAATCTGATTATCAATACATTTGAAGACCCTGATATATCAAATATTTTCTTTCGTTCTTCATTTTAAGTTTTGCTATAATGGTGG